CTGCTATTGCTGCCATATACGCGAGGGTAAAACTAGTCCCTGCACTAATAGCACCAATAGTAAAATCTAAACCAGCCAATTGCAATGCACCTACAGTATTGAAGATACGAACAGTATCGCCATTACTTAATGATGCAGTATTAGCAGTCAGCACTACTGGAGGGTTAGCACCAGTAATACCGGTAAGGGACAATGAAGGCCCAGGGATATTTGCTGTGCTATTTACTAAGTAGAAACCAGAATTTGCAGCAATTTGAGCTACCGCAAGAGCATTGGTAGTCGCGGTTTTGGTATAAATAGTACCAAGACCTTGGGTCATACCTAGTTGCCAATAGTACTCTACGCCTTGGCCTGCGCCAGCAGCATAGGATTGGGTTATATTTTTAATCCAACAATAATCAACACCTGATGGTAGTTGAAGTGTTACCGCCGCACCAGTAGAGGTGAAGCGACCTTGATTAGTTCCTGAAAAAACAACTGACATATCGTATTCTCCTTAATTACTTAGCGTACAACGCATGTTGATTATCCAGAGATCATTGAGGATACGTGGAACTTCAGCAAAGGTGTAACCAACGGTTGCATTTTGGAATAGTGGATCAGAGAACATTGGCGGTCTATATAGGAAACGAGCAGAATAGTTATCTTGCTCTACGCAAGCTAATGCTTCCATTCCCTGTACAAACACATTATAAACATTGTTGCCTAATGCTGAAGCATTTGGAGATACAGATCCCACAGATGAAAGCATGAAACGAACGTTATTTACAGAACCCCACTCACTTTGCAAAATTTTGTTGTCGTTTGGATAGTTCCATTTAGCTATAAAGCCATTGACGTTATTAAGATCTTTAGACAACGCAGTGTGTCCTAGAGCTAAATAAGCATCACGAACCGGTCCTGTTCCAAACTTATCTTCACCACCAATAGTGTTGAGAATCATCCAGGCATCGTTTGTTAACAATGTAGATGTTACTTCATCAATATCAGAGAGTGATAAATTTGTAGGCAAATCACCATTAGTTCCACCAGTAGAATTGTAAATACTGGCTGTTGAAGCGAGCATGTCACGTGTTAATTGATCTTCCGTCATACGGAGCGATAGACCTAACAACTGTGCTGTCTCGTTTAAAACTGGATCCTGATTTTGCAAGGTAACTTGCTGATTGATTGCTACGTATAATCCATAAAATGACATAGTAGCATCAATGTCGACACGATTTAATGGAGTCGCTGGAGGAGTTGCACCGCTTGGCCCGAGAGGAACTGGAGCAGTTGGCAATCTATCGTAGCGCGCCATACGTAATGTTCTACCACCTTTAGCTGGCAAACGTTTTGCAAGAGCACCAATTTTATGGATCAGATTTGGAGTTCTGACCGATAAAAGGACGTCATCAAAAGTTTGCTGAACAGGGGCTGGCAGAGTTGTGGTTGTAGTTATCATACACACACTCCTGAAAGATAAACGTACATAGTTTTTTTAACACTATGAGTTTGACGAGGACTCGTTTCGTCATGGAGTGGCGAGCTCCGATTCGCCCCGATGATATGTAATTAGCGAGATTACGTTTCGCTAGTTGATAGTATAGTAAGAGTTGCAGTAAAAATACAAGAATAAAAACGTCCTTGCAAATTGGGCGTATCATTCCCAACTTACAAGGACAGCAGAAGTATGAGGTCTAGGGAAAAAAGGAACCTAAACCCCATAGAGTTTGTTAATGGATAATAGGAGAAAGCCATTAACCTATATGCATTTTATTGATAGTTACGCGCAGCTTCCTCAGATTGCTTACGTAGAAATGCTTTACGTTCTTCAGTTAATATACGTCTATCATAATCACCAGCACGAGCTAATGGTGTATCACCCGATTGTGGTGCAGCGTTAGAAGCAGAACGCGGTTTGAGCTTATTCTCTTCAACACGCCTATCAATATCTTCATATTGGTTATTAAGTATACCACTATTCTTGATCATTTCGTATGCCGCATGTCCCTTATCATAAAGATCAGGGTTTGAAATGATACTTCTGTAAAGCTCAGGTTTTTTAATTGATAACTTTTCTAAGTTCTCTCTACTTACAACACTATCAAAATCATTGAATTGATTTTTGAGACGCATCTCTGCCTGAGCTACAGAGTTACGTTGATTAAATTCTTCGAACTGCTGCTTTTGATTTTTAAGTTCTTGCTTAAGATTCTTAACATACTTTTTGAGATGCTTACCTTCAACATAAGTATCATCATTCATATCAAAGTCATCGCTATCATCAATCTGAATCTTATTTGTTTGCTGTTGGGACATATTCATCTTGATCATTTGCTCTAATTCACGGTTTTTTCGTTCGGCAGCATCAGCTCTTTCCCTTAAAACACGTAAACTTTCCTCTTTTGCAGCTTGCCACTCATTATTAGGTTGAGATTGTGGAGCTGACTCAGTAGTATTTTGTGTGTTGGTTGTCTCTTCTGCTGGATACAAATGCTGTGCAGCTGGATTTAGTTCATCAAACATGCGTTCTCCTCTTTAGTAATCTTAATAACTGCGTCTATTTTCTCACCATTTTCTTTTTTAACCCATTCAAGAAGCTCGCCATTTTCCATCAAAATAACAAACTTAGCCAGATCAGTTGTTTCTATATCATCCATATACTTTGATTGATTGCGTAGTACATGATAATACAAGATAGCGTCTGGTATTGACCAGAGAAATTCAAGTTCCCCCGAAAATGCTTTGTATTTCCATACCGATTGCTTATAAACCGGAGTTGGGCATGATTTTCGTGCGAGTGTTATTATTCTCGGTTGCCGTAAAACACGGTCGACCATAGTAATAAGGACTATGTAAAAGTCTTTACCGCGATAACCGTCTTGGTTTTTTGATTTGTTTGCGCAATCTCTAAGGCGACTTATAATACCGGGTTCCATAGATCGTCGATATTCTATAATATCATCATCAAAATCTAGGGCTAAACCATCATGTTCTAGGACAATTTGGCCAGCTAATTTCCTTTTTTTCATAATACTCCTGAAAAGGTGCGTGTTGCACAAAATGATAAAGCAACAAAAATAGGCCAAAAAATGAGAAATTTAAAAATTACCTCAAAAATAAAGTGTTGCTTTATAAGGAAATCATAGTAAAAAAAACATATAACATCAAAAAAGACTTTAATTTAAATATTTTTAGTTTACTCTTTGCATAATTTGTGTTATTCTTTTTTCAAGTAATTACACAACAGGATTTTATAGGAGGATTTTACTATGTTTTAACTACAACGTTTTTTAACCACAACGTTTTTTCGATTAAGCAGTATCATTTCAATTTAATAGGAATTTCATGAAAAAGATTTTAAGTTTACTACTCGTATCATCTTCTATTTTCTCAATGCAAGAGATTGTCATTAAGCAAACTTCAGTTTTTGTCCCTCAAAAGTTAGGTTCGGTTGATGTTTGTTACAATAAAAAAGGCTTCTCTTTGATCAAAGATGGAAAAAAGCATGAAGTTAAGAAGTATTTTACCGATAAAAAGCTTCATGGCATAACAAAAGAACAACTCAATGCTTTTCTAGAGAATGGCTATCTATCAGTTAATCAAATGAATGATGGTGAGTATTCTATTCAAGCTAAAGGCCGTATAAATGGCGGTGGGCCAATCTTAGCTTCGATAGCTTACTGGGCGACCAAAGCAACCTGTTACGGTGCAATAGCTCTGATAGCTAAAGAAGCACCAGCAGAGGTTGCAATTGGAGCTACAGTTGGTGGCGTTCCAACAGTTGTAGCAGGAGTAGAAACAGCTTCGACTGCTATTGGTGCACTATTCGCAATGATACCTGGTCTCTAAACAATAGGAATTATATGAAAAAGATTCTAAGTTTATTATTAGTTTCATCGTTTATTTCTGCTATGGAACCTATGTGGGATATGACTGCATATGAACCTTCTTCATCTACTAAGATAAAATATATAAAAGAAAAAAAGATCGATGAATGTTCAGTTTTTATACCACATCAATTGAAACCAGTAGATCTTTTTTATAGCAAAAAAGTGTTTTCTGTTTTAAAAGACAATAAAAAACATGAAGTTAAAAAATATTTAATGGATGTTGAGCTTCGAAATATAAAAAAGAAACATCTTATTAGTTTTCTTGAAAATGGTTCTCTTGCACTTAATCTCACAGACAATGGAGAATACACTCTTAAAGCTAATGGACACATTATTGGTGGTGGTCCTATTTTTGGAGCTATCATGTACTCAGTAACTAAAGCAACCTGCTATGCAATTGCTACTACTGCTATTGGAAGTATTGTTACTGCAACTGCAGGAACTGCTATCCTTGCTGCTACTGGTACATTAGCAGCCGCAGGAGGACTGGCACTGGGATCAACTATCGCTGTACCAACAGCAATAAGTACTACTGTTGGAGTTATATCAGGGGGTGCTGCAACAGGAGCAGCTGTTGCCAGCGGAGCTGTTCTCCTTACTCCTATAATAACCGTAACAGTTGGCACAGCAAATGCGGCTACAATGACAGTTGGTATAGTCACTAGTGTCGGTAGTATTGCAGGAGCAGTAATGGCAGTTGAAACA